TTAGCCAAAGCAGCGTTAGCAAGGAGTTAAGATCTCGGATACGTGCAGCATTGAACAAATGAAGATTGACTATCTATGGAGCGAAGATCGCTCTGTGCATGCAATCAACAATGAACTAGACGGCGCCTCATTGGAAACCGGCATTTTGTGTCTTATTTCCTGTCGAGAAGAGACCATTAGAATAAGCAACGAAAATCATTCAATGCTAGTTGAAGTGCCTAAAGAATTTCGCTCTAGCAGCGAAAGAGTGAAGGTGTTCAATGCATTGTTAAACGTTCTCGATCATGAGCAAATACAGCTTCCTTCTGCAGACTAAAGCCGAAGATTATTTTGAGCTTCTTCCTGAAATTCGCATGAAGAAATATGGTGGTTGGCTTGTTGCTGAGGCAATTGAACAGGAAGAAATTAGTAAGTTGCAAAGCCAGGCTACTATTAGGGCTGTGCAACTGGCTAAGCGTATTGCATCAGCCAAAGATATTCCGCTAGACGAAGCTTTTGGTCTGCTTCAAGGAGGCGGTGGCTCCATCACTGAAGCCGAGCTTCTCTCGGAATACACCGAGGAAACGCTGAGCATGATTACCAGTGGCTCTTCAGTGGAAAGCACCAACGCCCGCATGGTCACTGCTTTTATTCGCTCTCGCGGTCAAGGCTTGATTGATGGCGAATGGCAAGATCTTGCCGACTGGGAATTGGATGACACTAAAAACCTTCCTCGTAAAGCCATTGCAAAAGTGGTGGAATTTATTGCGGAAGAGCAAAATGCTGAGACACAGGAGGTAGCAGCAGCAAAAAAAGCGACGAAGAGGAATGGTCCTCAGTAGCAGAAATGCTGGAAGCGCGAGCGCGTAACCAGCTTAAAAACTTAACGGATTGGAACGAAATCTATTTTCGGCTTTCGGCTTCTGACTTCAACGATAGGCGATGGCATGCTGATCAATTTGGTCAGCAGCCATTGTCTGATATTAAGCGTGCATTGAAATATCTTGATAAGCATGACATAGCAAAATACAATGTGCAAAGCGTTGCCATTGCAAAGCTCGGCACGATGGCGGCTGGCATGATGGCAGGGCGCAAGTCCAAAGTGAAGCCAGAGGATTTCTTGCCGTTTGATACAAAGTCAATCAAGAAAGACACTGGAGTCACTGATGCAAGCTTAATTATTTTCCAACGTTTGATGAAGACTAGAAAGATGGATGGAAGGGTTATTGCGTTGTTAGCAGATGATCTAAAAGCTTTTTCTGGGCGTAATCAGGAACAATGATTATAGAATGAAGGGACTGTGATTAGAAAGTAAGATGGCAGCTCAAGACGCCGAATTGAAGCTTAAGGTAAGTCTTGATCTGGCCTTTTTTAGACAGCAATTAGCGGGACTTGGACAAGCTGCCGCTGGCACTCCGATGCCAGTGCAGATTAAATTTGATAGGCGCAGTGTACAGAATGAATTAAATACTCTTGGTGCAAATATTAAACGAAGAAATTATACTCTCAATGTCAACACCAATTTAAAAGCGGAAATCGAGAATGCATCAAAGCTTGCAAAGGCTTTGGAAGAGCTTAGTCGCTCTCGGAATACTGCACAAAAATCAATCAACCAACAGCTTGGTCTTGGCGTTTTGATGCAGGGTCCGCAAAGCGGCGGATTAGGCAGTAAAGACGTTATAAAGTTGTATCGAGCCGCCGCGCAGGCGGGATTGCTTGAATATAACAAAGAAATTGCCAGGACAAAAGCCTCCACAGTAGCTGCCTTAGAAGAAGTCGGCGCCGACAGTGTGCGTGGATTGTTGAATGGATTAAACAGTGAAGACGAAAAACTTCGGGCGGCAGCTACTTATCTAGGCGAAACTTTAATAAAGACAGTCAAAAATGTTCTTGGCATTGCATCGCCTTCTCGTGAATTCAAAAAGATTGGTCAAAACGTAGGCGAAGGCTTCCAGCAGGGCATGCTGTCCTCAATGGACAAAGCTTTCGATGCAGTAGAAGGTTTAATGCGAGCACGCATGAAAGTGCTTGATACCATTGCTCGTGGCATGTTCCGCATGGCAGGTATTGATCCTGTCGCCCTTAGGGCTGAAGCTGCTCAGCGCCGTGCATTGCCAGGAGTGAATTTCCCTGCAACAGTGCCACCACGCAACGTCCCTATTGGCCCTTCTGGAACAGGCAGGGCATTACCTCCCGGTGCGACCCCATCCGCGCTTCCCGGTACTGCATTTGGCGCTCAAAAGTATTTGCCCACGGCACTTGGAGAAGAATTGAAGGCTATTTTGCGTGGGGCTGCATTCGCTTTTGTCGATTCCTTAAAACAACAAGTGAGAAGCGTTCGCGTTGGACTTGGCGCCACCCAGCAACCATTATTGAGCCCAAGTCGCATCGCAGGATTGCTTCCCGCAGGAGTAGGTCGCGCGCCTAGTATTTATTCAACTGGCGCCATGGGAGGAGAGACACGCGCAGAAATGATGGCACGCAGAGAGCGTGAAGCTCGTATACGTTCTGACTTGCGTGGCATGGATGTATTGGGAGGTGGCGCTGGACGCGCTCCTTCTACTTATAGCTATGCGTATCGCAGCGCACGGCCAACGAGCGCCATTGTTCCTTATGCAAGTGGAGGAGCAATTGTGCCACAGCCCTCAATGGCTGGAGGCGGCAATGTACCTCCGTCTGGAGGCGGTGGTTTTGGCGGGATGGGAGGCTTTGGCGGCTTTGGACGTGCACTAGGAAACGTACCCAATCTTCCCGGCACTGGCACCATTCGAGAACTCGGAAGTGAATTCGCTTTTGCGACCAAGCAAGTATTGCTATTTGGTCAGGCATATAAATTACTGGGCGTCATTCAAGCTTTCCCGGCGCAAGTGGGAGCCGCAGTTGGGCAGTTGCAAAGCTTTAGAAATACGTTGAATGAAGTGACGCCTTCAGCAGAAGAAGCTCGCGCGTCCAATGAGCTACTGCTCGGCCTGATGGAAAAGTACAACGTGCCTCTACAATCAGCGCGTGATGGCTTCACCAAGCTATATGCCTCCATGGCTCCGGCTGGTTTTAGTGGAGACGAGATCAGAGACTTGTTTACTGGCATTACAAAAGCTGCTGCCACTTTTGGCATGAGTGCAGATAAAGTTGATCGCGTGAATTATGCCTTTGCGCAGATGGCCAGCAAAGGTCAGGTGATGAGCGAAGAACTTAAGGGGCAATTAGGTGATGTACTGCCTGGTGCGATGGCATTATTTGCGGAGGCTGCTGGATTCAAAGGGCCAAAAGCCATCCAAGATTTTTCTGCCGCATTAGAAGATGGTGCTTACAAGGGGGAAGCAATGGTTGCATTGTTAAAGAATGTGACTGTCGTAATGAATAAGGAATTTGGTCCTGGTGCCGAAGGGGCTGCTCTTACTTTCCAGGGTGTAATGAATCGCATGCAAAACTCAATGACTCTTCTTTATGAGAGCTTTGAGCCCGTTGCAGTGGGATTTTTGAATACTGTTGTTGTTCCAATGACAAATGGGATCAAGCAACTTACCGATGGGCTTAACGCATTTTTTACAGGCACTGCAGCGAAAACCGCAGGAGGTTTCGCCATTGCCCAAGAGCTTGAGCGGCTCCGCCCAGCTTTTGATGGCATTGGTCAAAATGTTTCCAGTTTTGTTACCCAATTAGGGCAGCTCGCAAAAGTGGCCCTTGACGTTAGCAAGGTGTTCTTGCAGATTGCTGGCAATCCAATTGTTGGTTATTTGGCAAAACTTTATGCAATTGCTCTTCCGATTAATATCGCGCTTGGCGTGATGCGAGGACTGTGGGCCTCCACTGCATTGCAGCTTGTAATTTTCAATGCACGAGTGGCATCTGGTACTACAACGCTATCAGCATTCAGGGGGATGATGGCTGCTACGGGAGCAACAGCACAGACTACTGCGGCTTCTATTCGTACTGCTGGTATTACTTTGCGTACTTTCTTTGCGACAACTGGTATCGGCTTGGTCGTTGTGGGCATCAGTATGCTCATCGAAAAATTCTTAACCATGAACCAAGCTCTCGCTGATACCAAGGCGAAAGCGATGGGTGCAGCGCAGGCAATTCGTTCAATGTCGCAGACCGAAGCAAGGCTCGAAGGACAAAAAATTGCAAGAACCACCAAAGAACTCCAAGCTCTTCAGGGATCCAAGGAGAGTTACAGGCTTGGCGGCCAAGAAATGGTGCCCGTAAAAGGAGATACGGCGAAGCGACTAGAGGGCGCAGGTGTTGGTATCAAGCGTGATTTGCTTGGGCGAACATTTATCCCAAAGGCCAATATTGCCGCCGAGATTTTACGCCAAGAAGGATTACAAGCAGAAGTTGCAACTCGTGAAAAGCAGATTAAGTTTGATGAGCAACTAGCGCAAACTCCTGCTGTGCTTGGTGCAATTCCTGCAGGCGAAGGCGAAGGAGCCGGAAAGGCTAAAAAGGGGGCCGAGCTTGACGAATATAACAGAAGCCAACTGCAATTCATTCAAGATCAATTTGATATTGAAAAGCAACGCCTAGACAAACAGTTACAAGGTCAGCTCATCTCGCAAACTCAATATGATATTTCTCTGGCAGAACTAGAACTAGAGAGTGCAAAGCTTGAAATTGCAGAGCGTTATCGCTTGGAAGTTGAAAAAACCAATAAAGATAATTTGAGCGCATCGGATAAGGCTCTTAAGCTAAAAGACTTGGAGATTAACAAGGCCAACGCTTTGACCATTGCGGAAGATAAGCGCAACCTTGCAATTGGAGCAGCTCGTCAAAAGATTATTGAGCCCATTGTGGATGAAATTGATCGCGAAACGCTGGGGATTCAGAGGCAAGCCTTGCAAATGGAGGCTCTGAAAGATGGACGCCTTGAGCTTACTTCCGCTCAAGAAGCCGAGCTGGCAGTCAAAGAAAGGTATGCGGATTTGGCCGCAGATGAACGAGACATTGCAAAGGGAGAACTTGATTTGCTCACTCAAATCATTGCTCAGCGCCTTGAGAATGTAAAACTATTGGAAAAACAAACCGCTTTAACTTCAGCCCAAAGAGGATTAGAGACCATTGGCACTGGTTTACAAGCTGGTTTTACTGGTGGCGCTGCAAATGTTTTTGAGCGAGCGATGGAGCAGTATGGTGACAGAGACTACGCCACTCAACTTGCCAATATTGAAACAGCGGCAATGCAACTCCGTAGCGTATTTGAAGGGCTACAAGGAGCAATTGCAGGGGTAAGCTCTGCATTTGCCAATGTCCTAACTGAAGGCGTTGCAAATATGATTAGCGGCACTGCCACCGCCAAGGAAGTGTTTGCAAGCTTCCTGCAAAGCATAGGACAAGCATTATCTCAGGCAGCCTCGCAAATGATTGCCACTTACATTGCCATTGGCATTGCAAAATTGTTTGCAGGACTTGGCGGAGGAGGCGGAGCGGACATGTCGAAATCTGGCATTACAGAAGGCACTCTTGCTCCCATGCGCCAATATACAGATGCGGCTGGAAATATGGCCCCTAACTTGACGTTTGCCAATGGCGGCATTGCCCCTGGCGGCTTCCAAGCATTTGCCAATGGCGGCGTTGTCTCTGGTCCCACTCTCGGCCTCGTAGGCGAAGGGCGTTATAACGAAGCCGTTGTGCCCCTTCCAAATGGTCGCGCCATTCCAGTGCAAATCAACGGCGAGCGTTCTGCTCGTGATTTAATGGGGCGCAATGCACCAGGCATGGCTAATGCTGCTCCGCTTACGCTTAAGTTTGAAAGTACAAAGATTAATGGCGTAGAGTATGTAAGCCGTGAGCAATTAGAGCTTGCAATGGCTGAAACACGCCGTGCTTCAATTGCAGGCGGTGCTACTAGGGGAATGAATATGGCTCTTGATAAGATACAACAAAGCCCATCCACTCGCTCTCGCATTGGCATCCGTTAATGGCTGATTTTCCTTCTATTCGCCCTGCATCAAGAACCTACTCGGCAGGGCAGTTCCCTCTTAAAACTTATCGGGCTTTATCAGGCGCTACGGTCAAACGCGTATTTGGTAATAAAGCTTATGGTCATTCCATTGAGCTTCAATTTACAAACATCACTGATGCAGTGGCCAAGCAAATCATTGATCATTACTATGGACAGAATGGCAGCGTAGACAGATTTGCTCTCCCTTCTGAAATGTTTTCTGGAATGAACCGCGCCTTTGGCGATGAGCTAAGAGCGCCAGACAGCATTTCCTGGGAATATGCAGAGCCTCCTGCAA